TCGGCAGTACCACCCATGATCTTGAACTCCTCAAAATCATTCTCACCCCAAACTCCTTTCCGCACCAAGCCCTGCGCCCAATCCGTCATCGACTTGATCGTGGCATCGGCGTTTGGCCCCAGCTTCTTGTATTCCTCCTGATAGGAAATTTGTGCCTGCTGGGCTTCTGCACCGGCAGTTTCAATGAACTTCTGTGCCAACTGGTCAAAGGCTTCCTGACTGATGCCGTTTTCCTTCGCCCAGTCTTTGTACGTCACATAGAGTTCGTCGTCTTCGGGAACATTAGCTTCCGAAAAAACCGATTCATCATATTTTTCGGGGGCTTTGTGTTTTCCTTGGGAGAACTTTTTCTGGAGTTCCGTGTAGGACTTGACGAGGTTTTTGAGGTCCGGGCCTTTTTCTTCGTCCCAAAACTTCTCTGGATACCAATCAGGCTTAACAAACTCTGTTTCCTCATCTTCTGCCGCAACCGTCACCTCATCGACCGTTGCCGGTTCAGACGCAGGTGGCGTCTCAAGATGGGAAATTGTGGCTTCCTGCTGCTCCTGCTGGTTGTCGTCGCTCTCCGAGGAGGCTTCGGCCAGCAGACCTTCAGTGTCGCTCATAGTGTAGATGCCCTTCTAATTCGCCGCTCTATCTCGCGGACAAGTGAGTTTTGCCCCTCGCGCGCATAGCCGTGGGACGCTTCTTCGCCCGGATACCATGTGGGCTGTTCAATGGTAAGCGCACGCAAATGGGCAAGCAACTCTTGCCCATCGTCACTACCAAAGACCCGTAGATACAGTCTGTCGATGTCGTCTTGTTCTTGCTGGTTCGTCCGCCGGAACTCAGGCTCGACCTGCCTAAGTCCGTCCCAGCCTTCGGTGAGTGTCATTAGACCCCTTCAGGTGGCGGCCCCTCGCCCTGTGCAGGCAAGATGCCCTGCTGTTGTGCGGCCATCTGCGCCATCTGCGCGGCCTGCTCCATCATCTGCTGGCGTTCAGCAGGTGAAGTCCGTAGTTCAGCCGGTACACCCAGCTTGTCAGCAACGTAATCCGCAATCGCGCCCATGCGCGGTGCCATCTGGCCTTCCGGCCCAAGCGCCGACGAAAGCTGCACCCACTGCGTAATCTTCTCGATGTCGCCCATGTTCTGCGCCTGAGCAATCGGAGACACGGGCGTAACCTTGACCTCAAGCCCGTTCACGCGCAGCGGCATCTCAATCATGCCGCGCTCGTCCATGACGTACAGGATGCGCGCAATCAGCGGCCCCATCGTCTCGGTAATCAGGCGACCAAACGCGGAACCAAGGTTCTGCGCCAGTTCCTTCATGCGCTCTGCAATCTCCGTGGCGGAACGCGCCGACATATTGTCCGGCGGCAGCGTGTCATCCAGCAGGATTTTCTTGATGTTCATGCGCAGGTCGTTAATCACAATCTGCGACACGTTGAAGTCCCCGGAACGCGGCAGCATCTTCAGGCTTTCGCCCTGCGGTCCACCATTGCGCGCCACCGGGATGATTGCACCCGGCACGATGCGGATGGTCTGCGGGTTAAGAACACCATCGTCGGCAGCGGTATAGACGCCAGCAATCGACAGCGATGCGTTCTTCAGCAGCAACTCAAGCGTTTTGTTGAGCGTTTTGATGTCGGGGATCGCTGTCACCAGCGGCCCCCGCCCATACACTTCGCCGGCCACTTTCATGTAGCGCGCGACGATCCACGGCGATGAACTCATCTTGCGCTGTACGATCTGCGACTTACCTTCCGGCCAAATCACATGGTAGTCAAAGTCACCACGCTGCGCGTCAAGGATTGTCGCCTCAACCAGTTCAATTTCTTCGGTCGGCTTTTCCTCAATCATGCGCGCAAGGCGGTCAGGGATTTCTGCGTCCTGCCAATGCTGCGAGATTGCCTCCGCCTTAATGCGCATGCGGCGATACACGTTATCAACCTTGCCGTGCGCGCCTTCTTCAATGGCAACGAGGTACTGCGGCACAGCCGTAAAGCGGATCGGCGTTACGTCATCGCCGGGCTGCACAAGCATGACCGCCGTACCCACAGCCAAGTCCATAAGGAACTCGCCCATCGCCAAGTCAAAGTTGGACTGACGCAGCACCGAGAACATCTTGTCCGCGTACAGGTCGAGGGCGGCTTGGGCCTCAAGCTGACGATCAACAGGAATGTCAGGGCCGGGTTCAAGGCGACACCAGCGGCCATACGGCGGGAACAGGCCAGCTTGGATACGGTTCGCAAACCGTTGCGTCGCATTGATCGCGGTGGAGTCGAAAACCCGCGCCATCTTGTTCTGGCCCGGCGACCCGCCGCCCTCGTAATAACCGTCATACAGATTGCGCTGCGGCAGAGCAAACTCGTAGCAGTCCTCGTAAATCTGCCGCCAGTTATCCTTGCGACGTTGTGCAAGGTCGTGGCGCTTCATAATCTGTTCGACAGTAAGCATGGCTATTTGTCCAATCCCTCAGAGCGCGTCTTTGCTGCCTTCACAGCAGCGTCCAAAGAGTCAAAAAACTTCAACTTTTTCTTAGTGATCGGATCAACATATTTGTTTTCGCGGTAGAACCTATAAAGAAAGTCCTCATCGTTAAGAATTTGTCCGCCATCAAACACCGTGGGGACATTCACCCACTTTGAATTTGGCGTAGCTCTTCCTGTTTTAGGATCAACATCAAGGGGTATTGTTGCAGTGCGTTCCGAATACTTTTTCCCAGATGGGGTTTCCCATATAATTCGTCCCGCGCGAGTCTTGCGCCCAGTGTTCTTTGGCCTTTGCCCGTAGTCGTCCATGGCTAACTCTTTTTATGACGCGCGGCAAAGTTCGCAGCGGCTTCTTTTGACCCAAAGCCCCAAGCCCGCAGCGCAAGCGCAAGGCGCGTAGGCTCACCTTTCTCGTCCTCCATCGGACCCTTCATCCCGGCAAACCGCGCAGCAAAAGAAACGCGGCGCGGATTGGTGCCAGACTTGACAGGCTCCTTCAGGTTGCCGCCTTCCTTGCGCTCAAAGTATTTGCGGCCCGCTTCGTTCAGACCGCCGCTCGGATTCTGGTGCGCCTTCTTAACCACGGGCAGCCCGCATGTTATCAATTAGGTTAGGGTACGGACGGCCAGCCTTCTTCGCCGCACGCATGGCAGAGCGCTTCTGCTTAGACGATAGCGCCTTGGGCTTGCCCAAGTCTTTCGGTCGCTTCTTGTCCCAAACCTGCTTAGGCACTGGACTTCTTCTTTCGCATCGTCGTCTTCATGCTGACGCTCTCAACGCGACCGCCATACTGCTTGGCGTATTCTTTCGCCGCAGCCATGCCCTTCTTGCTGTACGCAAAGTGCCGGGTCTTACCGTCTTTCATTACAACTTTCGGCATTAACCTGCTCCCAACGTGGTCTGCAACTCATCATCACGCCGCGCGCCACCCGGCCCAAGCAAAGGGCGACCGGCGCGACGGGAGCGCGCGGCAGCGGCGCGACGGCGCGCTTCGTCGGATGCTTCAACCGGCGCGGGTTCCGGCTCCGGGACGGGCGGGGGCGGAGGAGCAGACGGTTTCGACCCTACTACGCCACCCATTACTCGCCTCCCGATCCAAGCGTGGTCTGAATACCAAGCCGTGCGTCCTCACGCTCCGGCGAAAGCAGCATGCGCTGCCCGCCGATCTGGCGGACACGCCGCTGGGCCGCAAGCTGCGCCTTCTGCTGGCGCTCCTCCTCGGCAAGTCGCGCTTCCTGCCGCTCCTGCGCAGCAGTCGTTTCCGGCGCAACCTGAGCGGGCGATGGCATCTTTGGGCCGCTAAGCAATCCACCCATTATCCGGTCCTCGCAAACATGACATGATCCGCGCCGTCAGGTCCGTAGCCCCGCATGACGCCTTCTTCCGCGAACTTTAACGCGCGCGCCCATCGCATTGCAATAGTATTCCTACAATCAACGACTATCTGCAATCGGTGTAATTGCATATCGCTATAGATTGTATTGAAGTATCGTAGTGCGCCTCGTGTAATTGTAATAGGATTTGTTTCAACCTGATATGAAGTCAACAGCCAGCCTTCCGCCACTCCGCTCCAAAGCGGGTATGCGCCCCAGCAACAGGCGATCTCGCCCTGATACAACGCACTATAGCTATGCTCATGCGACCCAAACGCTTTGACGCGATCAATATAATCCGGGAAGTTCTTAAAGTATTCTTGCTCAAACGGACGTAATCGCATCATCTTCACATGCGCCCAGTGAAACGGCACAACCGTTACGGCGCGATTGTTCGTAATGTTTGGCATCAAGCTACAAAAGTGCTATGAAATAGACGTACATGATGGTTCTCCTTAGTCATGTTTCTCCCTGAACTCGGGGCGCGTCAGCCAGAGGCGCGCCCCAGTTTTTTTACGCAAATACGTTGAAGTCCGTCTTCGCTTCCATCTGCTTGAACAGCGGCTTGCCATTCGGGTTGCGCGTCAGGCGGCGATGCTCGCCACCACCCAGCATCAGGTAGCCATACGCATCACCGACATGCGAGTGATCGTTCTTCGACGGCACGTCGCGGAAGCGTTCCTGCCCCGCGCCAATCGCCATACGCTTGAAGTGATACCCGCCCGCTAGTGACTTGCGCACGCGGTTGCAGTCTTTCGACACAAGCAAGCCGGGACGACCGTCAATCAGACGGTTCATCGGCATTGCCCCAGCTTCACGACGAACCATGAAGTCGTTCGAGTTCGTCGGTTGTGCGCGCAGACCTAGGGTCCGTAGGTGGTCGAACGCCGTTACCTCGAAGATTTCATCGCGCTTACCACCGGCAGGGTCGCCCCAGATAAGCACGTCGCTCTTGGGGAACTTCGTGCTTATGTCTGCCATGAGGTGATGAGCAAATCGCTCAAGCCCCATATCAAACGCTACCAATTCGTGAACGATATGCCAACGCCCATTTGGCATCTTCTGCCCAAACACAGCCGCAGGCGTCAAACCAAAGTCGAGTCCGATGTGCACTGGCATACCGACCTCGATCTCAAGATCAGCCGCCATCAGGCTGTCGCTGTACTCGTGCCACACGGGCTTACCGTCCTGCACATAGACGTACTTCGCCCCGGCGTAGCACTCAATCCAGTCCAGCGTCTTACCGGCCAACTGCTGCTCGTAATAACCGGGCGGCAGATTGTTCACGTTCTCCGCCTTCGGGTTCAGCAACCAATACTTGTTCGCGCCGAAGATCGCTTCCTCGTGCTCCTTCGTACCCTCAACCACACCACCGGGCTGCTTGTAGAACTTCCACGGATAGCGACCACGGATCGGGTTCTTTTCCGCCAACTCATGCCACCAATGATCTGAATCCATCGGGTTCGTGGACATCCACACGCCACGCCACGGACAACCGCCGTGCTTCTTCGTCGGATAACGACCGACACGCGATGTCAAGCCATCGACCACCGCCTTCGGCAACTCTCGCGCCTCGTCCACAAAACCGCCGGTCAGTTCCAGCGACAGCAGCTTCCGCACGTCACGCGGCTGGTCCAACGCCAGAAAGATAACTTCGCAGTCCAGCCCCGGCGCACCATCGCGCTCAGGCAGCTTGATATGATGCGTGATCGGCGGCGACCAACGCATCTCGCCCCAAGTGTTCTCAGGGAATATCTCTTGCCACGTCTTGATCGTCGTGGTCCGCAACTCAGGATAGCTGTTACGAATAACAGCGAACCGCGTGTAGCGGATGTTATCGACCGGCGATGGTGGCTGCTTCACAGCGCGCAACATCACTTCTGCCAGACTCGCGTAGGTCTTGCCAGAGCCAACCGGCCCCATCAAGCCACGCACAAAGCTATCGTCGTTAAGAAACCGCCACGTTGTCGGACTTTGCGAGAAATCCAAGTTCAGCCCGGTGAGCGCGTCGTCGCCCTTCTGGCGGCGACGGCGCGGCGAACGATCCGTGGCCCGCTGTGATCTAGGCATCGTAATGCTCCGGTATGACAACCTCAATCAACGTATGACCACACGAACCGCACACCACACATTGCGTGCCATCATAAACACGACCGCGCGTGTGCTGTCCGCAAAAGTCGCACTCAATATGCTCCTCATAAAAGCGGACATAACGAAAGTCACCGCCTACGCAGTAAGTCGCCACACTCTTTCCTTCGGCACAAGCGCGTCGGTGAACCGCTCACCTTTGGCGCGTAATGCAGTTAGAAACTTATCATCCGCCAAGTCTAACGCACCACGCCTCATACAAACAGACGTTTTGCGTTTCGCTGCATCCTTCTGCGAGCGCTCCTCCGCCTCACGTCTGCGCTCCGCCATTGCACGCTGCAATATCTGCTGCTCCCGGTAAATCGCCTCAAAACAAGCCGCGTGGTACTCACGCCCCACACTCTCCCCCAAACAGCGCGGACAGGTAAACTTCACTCCTCACTCTCCTCTTGATCTACGATTTCGTATGTCGTCACATCTGGACCCTTCACATTGATCCCGATCATGCTGGGGCGGCGGTCATCACTGTTCGGCTCAAGCAGGCCACGATGCTTCGCCAACAGACGCAAGGCGGATAGCTTGTCGTGCATTTCCACCTCAATCGTGTTGCCCTCCTCGCTGGGCGTGATCTTCACCTTCTTGATCGCACGACGCGCACGCGCAGATAGCTGATCCGATGCCCTAACCTGAACGCGGCCCATCTCATCCCAAGTCAACACATCTGTTATCTCGCTGCTCGACAACGCCTCAAGTTCCTGTACGACCGCTTCACGGCGATCCTCGTCTTGCGCAGCCAACGCGGCTCGTGCCTCGCGAACGGATAAAGGTTTATCGGTCATCGAAATCCACCTTCAGCCGCTCAAGATACAGGATCGCGTCCATCAGTTCTTCCTGCGCGTGGTTGATCCACTCAAGCGTCGGCGCAGGGTTGTCCGCCATCGTGCAGCCGTAATGCTTGATCCCCTCGCGGGAACGCGCATGAAAGCGATCCGTGACCGCCTGTACGATGGGATCAGCCTCGTGCGGCTTATGCAGCGCGGCACGACGCTGACAGTCAGGGCAAGGGCAGGTCATGCCGCTAACCCCGCTTCGATGCGATAGCTGTGACGCAGCAAGCCAGCAGACACACGCGGGTCGTCGCACTCGTGGGCGGCGGTGCGAACGATTCGCACCTTCGCCTTACGCCACGCGAGATGGGCAGCTTCGGGTGTGGTGAAATAGCCGAGGTGTCGTTGCCTGCCGTTTTCCTTAATTTGGGCGCGGAACCCTCCCTTCTTCTGCCAATATACACCAATCGGCCACTTACCACGGGTGGCGGCGGAATCAATAAGCAAGGTGTTAATTTGACTCGACACAAACACACACGTCGCAGGCGAATACACTTTGTTACCCGGCACGATTATATCCTTGTCTAGCTGCTTGCCTTCCCAATCCTGCGTCATCATCCATGCGCGGAACGCCATAAACGAGTGCCATTCCTCGCATACCGTAACGCCAAGGTAGGTAAGGTGCTTTGCGTGAAGCTTCGGGCAGTAGGCCCGGCGAAACATATTGTGCCATACATCGTAATACGGACACACGCGCCCCCTTCCGTCTGAGCCTATTGGCCGCACCACATAATCAGCGTCATTGACGCCAACGCCGTAAACGAGTTTCGGTTTTCTGCGCAGCTTACGCATCGCTCACCTTCGGCGCTGGGGTAAGAAGCGACACGTCAACGACATGCAGAGGCGTGCTTACGCCGGGCAACTGCTGCGATTCGGGTACGACCCAGTACGCGATCCAGTGATCGCCACCAACGTTCCACAGCAGCTTCCAGCCGCGTGCGTTGTCTCCATACATAATATCGCCGGGATTCATCATGCTTCTCCTTCGTCTTCGTCTTCGGTTATTTCCCCTACGCCATCGCACACCTCGCATATGCGAGACACGGATGCAATGTGGCCTCCGTGAACGTAGTCCGGGCGGGGGTCGTCGTATTCGACGTATTTATCGCCACAACATTCGGGGCATTGGATGGTACGGGTCAAGATGTTTCTCCATTTTCTACGAAAATTTTGTGTGACACCCCCCTACG